TTCTATTCCCAGGCGGATATTGATAACTGGTACAACGTAAACAAGTCCAAGATCACCAAGCTCGGTAGCTTATACATCATCCCTGGCACGACCAGTGGCTCTACATTTATAGATGTGTTACTCGGCAACAATGGTGCTACAGAGTTAGATCACACTCTAAACGATATAAATGAGCGCAAGGCTATCACGGATATGGGCAAGGAGGTAATTGTTGGAAACAAAGTGAATTCTCGCCTCTTAGTACTACGTCGTGTACAGCAGTACTTCAATGCTGCGGATGGAGGTGCCTCAGACCCTAACTACCCAGGCTACGTTGTTGTTGAGAACAATGCCGATGACTTACAGGGCAACACCGGTCGCTTCACTGTGCGTGTGGCCCGTGTGTAAATCAATTACCTTTATTTGTGGAAAACGATGTGTATCACTTTCCAGAAATCAGAGAGCTGTCAACAAAATTGATGCCTTAACCTTTTCATTATATATTGTCGTCGACCGTCGTAGCTCAGTTGGTCAGAGCATCCGGCTTTTAACCGGAGAGTCCAGGGTTCGAGCCCCTGCGGTGGTGATATGGGTTTCACGTCCCATTTGTATGCGAGGATCGCGTAGCCTGGTTAGCGCGTACCACTCAAGATGGTATGGAGTAAATCCGCGTGGGTTCAAATCCCACTCTTCGCAAAAACGTGTTTTTTATTTCTCCGGTCAAAACACGGTGTTTTTATATAGAAAAAATGACAACACTAAGCAAGGATATATTTTTATTTAAATGGGTTACATTTATAAGATTATAAATATAATTTCAAAAAAATGTTATATAGGACATACAAAGAGTGAAGATCCTAATAAGCGATTTAAAACACATCTTAATATGGCCCGTAAAGGTAAGGGCTGTCCTGTACTAAGAGAAGCCATAAAAAAATATGGTGAAGAAAATTTCAAATTTGAAGTAATTATTATATGCTTCGATGAAGATAGATTTCATTATGAAAAAGAATATATAAAAAAATATAATACAATGATTCCTAATGGTTATAATATTCTAGAGGGTGGTGCTGGAGGAAATGGATTCAAAGGAAAAAAACATAGTGAAGAAACTTTAAAACGAATTAGTGAATCTTCAAAGCTGCGTTTACAAGACCCCTTAAAATTAGAAATACATAAACAAAATGTTGTACATTATTTTAAAAATCCAGATAATAGATTGAAACATTCTATAGCAATGAAAACATCTGATAAATGGAATAATGCAGTGAAGGAAGGTAGAGTAGGTGGAGCATCATTGCCTGATTGTTTAAGAGAAAGCACTAATGACAAAATAAGTGAAGGGGTAAAAAACTATTTCAAATCAACAATTGATAATAAAAATGTAAATATTGAAAAACATAGAAAGGCAATGGCTAAAAGTGTTGGAAAATCTATACTACAATATGATTTACTAGGTAATAAAATCAACAGATTTGAAAGTATAAAAGAGGCCGGTCGTTTTATAGGCAAAACTTCAGCAGGTTCTATTCAATTCGTATTATCAGGCAAATATAAAACTGCTTATGGATTCATGTGGAAATATGAATCTTAAACGGTGCCTATTGAAAACAATTTGTTTGTGGGACAGGTATTCATATATAAAGACGGTCAAGAAACTCAGGAGTTTATAGCTTAAAGTCGCATCCATATAAGCAGCCAAATCGCACACGCTGGTATTAAAAGCAGTATGTCACATACAATTGTAATAGGCCAGCCAATCAGTGCCGCTTGGAGAGGTGCGTATGGATAGTCACCAGAATCGTTAGCCATAATGACAACCATCAACCACGACTGTGTTCCACCAAACGGAACACCGTACTTGAACGCATTGATACTACATTGGGAGGCAAGCCCAGGAAAGTTCCATAAGACAATGTCAGCCATCTACATAGTCTATTTTCCATTTTTTAAATGTAATTGGTTTGTACAAGATTGGACAAAATTGATGGCTTAAACGATGCCGGCGTTATCTTCTTGTGGGGAAACCCACACTGCATCTCGAGGGAGTTGGAAAACCCGCGGGCCTTAAGATCCCGTGCTTACGCTAAATGAGATCGATACTCATGGGGTGCAACCTAATTTTTTATTGGATATTTTATCCTATAAATAATTAGATAGTCATGGCCAATGCTGTAAAGAATACACCTATGGATGGGATGAAAAAACTAATCAACGCCGTTGCGTTTGGCACTGTAGACGAATTAAGAGCAGCCAAGATGTCTTTGTACAAGATATCAGTAAATGATGTTAAACAAATGGGCTATGACAGCATCCGGTCATTTTTACAGAAATACATACACCCGATGGATGGTACCGACTTTCAAGGAATGACGCTGCTCCATATAGCCGTATTAACAGGCGAACCTGATATTGTGAATGAGACGTTGACATTTGGAATCGACCTGGAGACGCTAAGCGGTGCGACATTGGATCCCGAGTTTGCCCAAAAGACTCCGCGTGGACTTGCAGACGTATTGATTGTGCGTTCCAAAATACCTGAGGCGATTGCGGTGTTCAAGGCAATCAAGAGCATCTTGCTACAGCGCGGTGCCAAGCCCAAGATGAAGACGACGATTATGGGTAAGAAATTAGCGTTTCCGGAAAATGCAGCGAACGTCCAGACATACAAGAATGCAGTAGCAGCGGTGAATCGTATGTTAGGTCCATCCATGAGCCGCAAGTCACGCAAGAATCGTAAGGCACGCAAGACCCGTAAAAACAAGACCCGCCGTGCTTAAAAAGTCTACATAAAAGATAGAAAATGGCGGGTATGTATGCACTGTCGTCTCACTCCCGTCCGAGTCGTCAAGCCCGTGTTCGTTCCGAAATTGAACTTGATGTAGAAAATGTGTTAGATCGCATGATGGTTGCCATTGGCACTGGTGATATACAGGCCTACAAACAGATTGTAAATGTTGAATTTCCGGTAAAATTCAAGCCGCGTATGACAAGAAGCTACCATGAGTTATTGAAGAACTACATTCACCCATATAATAGTGGAACATTCACGTATATGACTCCGCTTCAAGCCGCAGTGTTTAGTGGCAATCCTGACATGGTGAGAGAAGTCTTGCAACTAGGAAATGATATGGAATACAAAAGCGACGATGTCATACATTCCATTATTCAGAATAAGACGGCACGTGGTATGGCCGATGTGTTTATTGCGAATTCCACTACACCGGAACAGGCGGCACCCTACAAGGCGATTAAGAAAATACTGTTACTAAATGGTGCGAAGCCTAAGATAATCACAACCATGCTTGGTAAGAAACTAGCATTCCCTGAAAATAAGGCAAACGTCAATGAGTTTATGCGTGGTTCTACTGCGGTGAATGGTAATCGTAGAAAGAGTCGCAAGAGTCGCAAGAGTCGCAAGAGTCGCAAGAGTCGCAATGCCCGTAAAAACAAGACCCGTCGTGCGTAAACAGTCTATTTAATAAAAAATTGAAAACCCGTTATGTTTTCACTTGTTTATTAGACTATGGACTATATTATTGATTTTATTTCCACGCGTGCAGCAGAACGCAAGGCCGCAGGCGATACTGTCTTTCAGCACGCAGTTCCTCTTACCAATTCCGCAATGTATACGCAGCATATGAATACAATTCTTAGCCGTCTACGGACTCAGTTTCCTGGAACGAATGTATCACATACACTTCTTGCACATGCTACAGATGGCAAGACTTATGATATTACGAAGATTGACGACAAAATCCTATCCATTGTGGATAAGGTGTTGGAGAATTCATACATTGTCTTAGAGTTTTAGAATTACACGGCATAATACAAGCATAGATAAACCAAGTATAATAAGCAAGAATGCACATCCAACAGTATATTGAAAATTTGTGTATCGCACCTGTTTTTCATCATTCTCATTCAAGCCATGATGAAACTCTTCGGCAATAGATTGTCTAGTAATATCCTCATCGTCTATGGGGATAGCCACATAGTCTGATGTATCACTCATTTGTACACTTATTATAATAAACGTTTATATCCTATTTGCGACCTTTTTTGAGACCTCCCTTGCCTTCGCCGTCTTTCATAGTTATCCCTACTACACGATTCACAAATACCTTGACCTTCTCTTGTAGGTCCTTTTGGAACAATATCAGGACCAGAGCCATAACTTCACCGCCTTCCAGTTCCTTTAACCGGAAATGGTCATAACCGGCTACGCCATTGAATGGGAAAGGTATTAACTCAATAAAGTTACGCAACATATAGGCTGTAACACCAAGCATGAACAGATGTAAGATAATATCGATGAACAAATAAACTAATGAGTAACGTTGATAATCATCTTCACCTGTTTTGCCGTAAATAAGGTCAAAGCATTTGGCAGCAGCAATACCAAATGTAAAAAAATATACGGTTGTTAAACCAATATCCAAAAGTTTAACCGCGAGGAATTTTGCCGTAAAGGGGACGTCTTTGGGCATTCTATATATACAGTCTATTTCATTTTTCTTCAGAGCTAAAATTGACTATCTAAAGACTATTTGCTATAGATACTTGTGGAGAAATCCCAGCGGCCCCGTAGTATAGTTGGTTAGTACATCGGACTTTGAATCCGTTAACCCGAGTTCGAGTCTCGGCGGGGCCTAATTTTCTTTCATTTCATTCTTGGCCCTTTATTATAGTGGTAGTAAGTGAGGTTCTGATTCTCACAGCGCATGTTCGATTCCTGCAAGGGCCTAATATTCCTTATTGCGATTTAAACTCTCATATTATCCAATATATAGTCATATGGCGTCCAAATATTTTTTAATGTCTAAACAAGCAAACGATGCCATATATGACAATACAAATAACCAAATAATGTATCCCAATTCAAAAGCAGTCTATATTTTACCAGTTACAAATTTACCTTATTACGCCGAACACGGTCTATTTGAAAGAGCTCTTATAGAATGGTCTAAACAATTTTGTAAAAACGATACTTTTTTAGATATTGGTGCCCATACAGGTACATACTCCATTGCGTTATCACCATACGCAAAGCAGGTGTATAGTTTTGAACCTCAGAAGATGACATATTACGCTCTATGCGGCTCAATAGCATTGTCTGACACTCGAAATATTACGGCTCATAATATTGCCTTAGGTTCACCAGACCAGGTCGGTATTCAAACGCTAAAGATTCGCAGTCCTGATGGCGGCGGCTCGTCACTACAATCCTTTACCGATCCAGTCTTAGCGGAAGAAAACGTAGAGGTTCGCACACTGGATTCCTACAATCTTACAAACATTAGCTTCATAAAAATGGACGTAGAAGACAATGAACTCTACGTATTA